GGTTTAAGATTATCCACAAATAATTTATAGTTGTCAAACCTTGGTGAAACGTTTGTATTGTTAAATGTTGCACTTACTTTGATGCCCAATGCCTTTTGGACAATCATGGCATTTTCAAAAACAATATCTCTGAATTCATCAGAGAATGTAGAACCCATTGCATCTTGTGTGAATGGAGGAATCCGACATGTAAAATAAACATCATAAATCCATTCTTTATTTCTTTCCAAGAATGGATAAAATTTATTTATAAACACATCTTCCGAAAGCATCGGATTAAACGGTATTGAGAATATTTTTTTCATTATTTGTGTCCTTCTAAACAACCACCACAGATTCCATTACACTCGGTCTTATAAAAGACACAATCTAAACAACCTTGTGGTATTGTATAGTTTTTATGATTTTCAACGTAGAGACTATCGAATTTTTCTCTTAAGTTTAATATACCATTTTTTCCCGAAATTTCCAAAACATTATCAATCTTTACTTTATCCTGTAGTGGATAACAATGAATTGAACTCCCATCAGGAAAAACATCTAACGGCATAAACCCACATATAGTATCATATTCAGGTATTTTGAATGTTGCGAAATTGAGTGAATTTTCTAATACGGCTTTTTTTGTTTTACCTTCCCAAAGACACGGAGGAACTTGACAATCTGATGTGATTCTAATGTTATTATAGTACCCAAATTTCAATATCTTGGTGATTTCTGAACCCATCTCCTTATTGTTTATAAGGTATGTACCAGTGAGATCTAAACCAACTCTAATTGCATTTACATTACCGTCCAATTCATGATACAACCATTTTATATATTCATAAAAATTTCTGTCTTTCCAATCTTTAGACATGGTAATTGCCAAATACAACCTTGGGTTCTCGGTAAATCCCCATGTGTTTGCATATGCCTTATAAATTTCTAAGTAATTTTTTTTAAAAATAACCATCCTATTTTTTTCATTAAGTTCGGCCGCATTTGGAAATACCCATCGAATGTTCTTAATGTTTTCAATCAAATAGTCTCTGGTTGTTTTACCAAATAAAAAATTACTAACTAAATTTACTTTAATATTCTTAGAAAAAATATAATCAAGAATACCAATAAAATTAGGATGTTGTGTTGGTTCACCTCCAAGAATGGTTATTTCTTCTTGGGGTGAGTCTAAATGATAATGGTTGATAATTTTATCAACCATTTCTAATGACATGTCACCTAATGTGTGTTTTAATCTTGCATCTTCTTTTGTGAAACAAAATGAACAACCTTTAGCACATGTCCCGTTAATTGCTAAATTCATTAAATTTTTTTTAGAAGTCCATTCTCAATGTCAGAGGTGTTACTGATATGTTCTCATCCTCTTTTTGTTGTTTACTCATCGCCACACCAAATTTTTCATGTTTTAGTCTATGACAATCGGCAATAGTTTGACATGATTTAATTCTTTCTTCTAATAATTGTTGTTCTAATAATAAGTTCGCCAATTTAGTATTATATGATGTTACGTTGTTAATAATCTTTTGAACAAATGTAGATTTATCAATACCTCTACCTTCAGATAAAATATCAATGATAGGTGTTTGATAATCTTCGTCTGCTGTCCAACCAAAGGCTTCTCTTTTTTGTTCCTCCCAAGTATCTTTTTCAAGTATAGATGCGTCAACCATCAACTCTTTATATCTTTCAGAAAACCTATCAGCCACAACTTTCTTCATTACCGCTTTATTGAAAGCCACTCCCGCCGCTTTGTCTTCATCAGTTAAAAAATGTTTAACCTTAACCTCATCAGTTTCACCTGATTCTGCTAGTTGGGGAATCTCATCCATAATGTGTGAGTTCGTTCTAACACTAATGTAATCCTTATATATGTCTGCAAAAACAAAACCTTTTGCAACATCAGCAGGTATAATAGTGGCACCTAAACGATTGAGTTCAACTCTCATATCATTATATTCATCCGCAATTCTTCCGTAGTTGTAATTTAAATACATACCTACGACTTGAATATAACCAGGAACATTACCCTGTAATTTGAAAATTATGTGTGTCATTATAAAAGTTTTTCTGTTTCAATGTTATTTGATTTATCTAATTTCAATTGATTTTTCAAAGACTCTTCAATTGAGAAATTGTTTGTTGTTGCGTGTGTCATCAATTGATTAATATTTTTATCAATTGATATTGTATATGCGGATGCTAGTGACAATACTTGTTTTTGTTGATCAGGGTCCATCATTAAAATTGAATCTAAGTTACCCGTACCAATTCTACCATAAGAAATCATATCAAGCATTGCTTGTTTAGCCATACGAACAGTCCAATATTCATGTTCATATTTTTCTTCTAATTCAGGATTACCAAACACCTCAATTAATTTTGTTCCGTCTGGTAATATCGCATCTTCTGATTCTAAAAATTCTTTAATTAAGTCAATAAAACCTTGTCTCTCTCTATACGCATCTCTTAGGTTTCTTTTAAATTTTCTTAAATCGACTAATTTATCTGCAATGGTTAAATTAACCATTTCTTTTCTTTTAGGTTCGGTGATGAATTCTTTACTTTCTTCATCCATTTCAATTTCTAATTCAGCCTTTTTTACCACATATTCCAAATGTTCAACAGCATCTTCCCTACCTCTAAGTTCCAATAACCATTGTTTTAATTTTGCATATGGGGTTATTTGTGCTCCACCAACAAAATTGTATGCCTTATACTTTGGTAATGCAAAAGACATGTTTTCAGAGATTTGCATTATTTTCTCGTCAAAGGGGTTGTTGATGAAATTTGATCTGTCGTATTTGTAACCTTCCATAAATAAAATTGTTTTTGTTAGAATATAAGTAAAATATTTTAAATTGTCAACTATTGTCTCCAACCACAATGTCCTGATGATGTTCCAGCATTTACACCCGGATTCAACCCTGTCACACTAGTACTTCCACTATCAGTCGCATAATAGAATTTCCAACTAACATTGTTTTGTAATCCATCATAGTTTCCTAACATATATTGCCAATCCTGTCCTAATGTAAAATTCTCTTCACCACAGTTCGGATGTGGTTTTGCTACGTTACCTATATTTGTGTCGTTTGAATTGCTCCACCTTCTTAAGTTATAACCTCCGTTATACGACCCCTCGTTTCCAGCATAACCTTTTCCAACCTTAGATGGTATACCTTTTTGTTGTGAGTGATTACCCCATTGTGTGGATGAACTTGGTGTCTCGTTGGAAAAATTAAATTTAATACCTGCAGCTGATGACCAACCATAACCAAAATTTTCATCAAAAAATGCTGCACCACCATCATCACCACCAATCGAAGTAACACCAAAACTACTTATGAAACTTTCATTCGATAAGTTAAATTTTTCAATTGTTGTTGTACCGCCAGCAAACAAGTATGCTGCTTCCGTTTCTTTTTGCATCGTACCAAGGTCACTTCTAGCAATACCTGTATTGAATTTTGTTTGATGTGCATAATTTGTGTCCGTAATCATATTAACGGCTGAAGTTCGTGTTCCGTGTACACTACTGGCACTTTTCCATGCATTATCATCATTCACCGACCAAAGAAAAAGTATTGATCTATTACATGCTCCTGATGTATATGAAATTGGATAATCAAGTAATTCCCCAATATGTGTTGTTTGATCAATAAGATTAACTGTTTTATGAACATTCTTCCATGGTGAAGAATCTTTGTAACCTCCAGCTAAATAACTATAATTAATAATTTGTCTATATCTAAAAACTGTAGGTTGTGTTTCTTGAGCCGCAATCCTTTCCCATCCACTATCAATATTTGATACGCCGGTATATAACATTAAATAACTACTTCCACTAGTTGATGTTTCGAGATATAATGAACCAGAACGAGGATTCGCGGGTCTATTTGCCCTTGTTCCTCTTGGGGGTCTATTAGTAACTCTATCAGACCTCAAACTACCACTAACTTCTAAATTCTCGTATATCATTTTAATTATATTTTATGACCTCCAACCGCAATGTCCTGAAGAAGTACCCGCATTCACACCTGGTGCTAACCCACTAACACTAGTGGTTCCCGTATCAGTTGTGTAACTAAACTTCCAACTAGTATTATTTTGTGCACCATCGTAATTACCAAGCATATACTGATGGTCTTGTCCCATGGTAAAATTTTCTTCTCCACAATTCGGATGTGGTTTGGATACATTACCAATATTGGTATCATTTGCATTACTCCATCGTCTTAGATTGTATCCACCACTATAAGACCCTTCATTTCCCGCATATCCTTTTCCTACTTTCGAACTAATTCCTTTTTGTTGTGAATGTGCCGACCAATGAGTAGATGATGAAAATGTTTCGGACGCGAAACTAAATTTAATACCTTCACTAGACGTCCAACCATATCCAAAATTCTCATCAGAAAACGCACTACCACCATCACTACCGTTT